GCAGCGGCTGCTTTTGTTACACGCAGTCAGTTGCTTGAGGCTTGTGCAGAGCTGGACACTCGTCCTGGGATTTTGCTTTCCCATTCTGCTACGCCTTACGACACTAAGATCATGGGTGTTGATGTTGGGCCTTTGGTTGCCCCCCATGAAAAGTGTCCCACCCGTGCGATGCCACCTGGATCCAAGATGCGAATCCATGGCCAGCACAACCAGCCTAGGTCTTCACCTAGCTCCGCTGTGGTTACATCTGTTATCTCCCCTTTCGTAAAAGATATTATGGGGATCGAGAAGCAGCATGGAAAGCCGCATGAGTTGGGATCGCAAGATCACAAGATTCTGGACATGAGTGGAAAGGTTGACACCGCCACCAAGTTTGATCCAGAGTTGGTTCAACGTTCCTACAAGGACTACCTAGATCAGGTGATCAATGGTCTTTCGGAACAAGAACTGCGTCAGGTTGGAAAAGTGTCTGATGATGCCAATTTGGCTGGACTTGATGGAGTCCTTGGAGTGAATGCAATGAATTTTAGCACCTCCTTGGGTTTTCCTTTTAAGGGTCCTAAGACACAGCTCGTTGAAAAGAGCGACCGCGTCGTCGAGGGAATTTCGTGCCCCCGTGACGTTGATCCTTCCATGTGGGAGGAGGTAGCACGATTGGAGGGCGTTTTGCTCGCCGGAGAGTCGATTAACACGACATGGAAGGCCTCTTTGAAGGATGAACCCACCAAGTCATCCAAGAAGAAGGCGCGCGTTTTCGCCGCCGCTAACATGCCTATGATTTTGCTGACACGCAAGTACTTTTTGAGTCTTGCGGCGCTATTCCAGAGGAATAAGAACCTCACGGAGTGCGCGGTCGGAACTGTCGTACAATCGCCAGAGTGGACCGATCTCTTTGAACATATCGGTAAGTACGGTTGGGACCGTGCGATCGCTGGAGATTACGCAAAGTTTGACGGCAGAATGAGCCCTGAATTTATGCTCGCTGCTTTCAAGTTGATGATCGCCATCGCTGAGAAATCAGGAAATTACGATGCTGATGACCTTGTCATTATGAGAGGCATCGCTTCCGAAATCTCTTACCCCACTTATGATTACTTCGGTACTGTTGTTCAGTTCTTTGGGTCTAACCCGAGTGGACATCCACTTACAGTTATCGTCAATTCAATCGTGAACTCGCTTTACATGCGTTATGTTTACTTTAAGATTGCTAAAGACGAAGGCTGGTGGAGTACACCGAAGTTCGCCGATGTGGTTGCGTTGATGACGTACGGCGATGATAATATCATGACAGTGAAAGAAGGCTTTGATGCCTACAACCACACCCGGATTGCCCAGGAATTTGCCGAAGTTGGCATTACCTACACTATGGCTGAGAAGGACGCCGAGAGCGTGCCGTTCATTCATTTGAGCAGCGCTTCGTTCCTTAAGCATTTTGCTGTGTGGGATCCTGAGTTTAACCTTTACCGAGCTGTAATTGAGGACGGGAGCATCGCTAAGATGCTTCACGCTCACCTCAAGTCGAAAGTGTTGTCTATGGAACAGTCTAGCGCTGAAGCCATTAGCAATGTCGCACTTAAGTATTTTGAGTTTGGTCGGGAGGTTTATACCGATAAAGTCGCTCAAT